TTGATGAAATCATCTCTACCCGCCGTCTGGATCACATCGTGAAAGCATTTACAATCTTTGGTGATAAGATGACTGCTATTGAGATGTGTGTTGCCCGGTTTGATGAGGACACCAAAGAGTCTTTCATTGACCTCTACACCAAGGTTGATGCTGGTGTGTTGGCTACTGATAATCAACTCGACACTTTAGAGGGTGAAGAAAAACCAGATGGTGCGATCTAAATGACTATATATAATACACAGGGCAATTCGTAAGTCCTTGGAAGGGAGTTTTTGAAATGGTTCTCCTAAAAAACCATTTCACTTTTTAACAGTATCGCCTTATGGGATACGAAATATAATCTTGCTTTTAAAGGAGAACTATTATGGTTACAAGCAAAACACTAAGTCTATTAGTAAACAACTTCAATCAACTCACACCCTACGCTGTTGGATATGATCGAGTTTTCGATCAGCTTCAACAGTATGCTGCAAATAATATGCAGTCTACAGGGTTCCCGCCGTACAACATCCAAAAGGGAGGTGACTATACCTACACAATTGAAATGGCTCTTGCCGGGTTCGGTAAAGAGGACATTACGGTGGAATTGACCGAGAATGCTCTATCGGTCAGGTCAGACAAGAAAGATGAAAGCGATGAGTATACTTATCATCGTGGGATTTCTTATCGCAAGTTTGACCGCAAGTTTACACTAGCTGACGATATCGTTGTCAATAGTGCTGAACTTGAAAATGGAATGCTCACTATTGAACTTGAGCGTATTGTTCCAGAAGAAAAGAAGCCTCGTATTATTGAGGTTAAATAATTGGAAAGGGGGGTTGACAAAACCCCCCTATTCCTTTATACTTAATAATTATGAGGAGTCTTAGATGGTAAGTAAACTAATTCAAAAAGATGTTAATATTGCTGATTTTGGTATCGAAGCAATTACCGACAGTGGTAGAGTTCAATTGAGTGAAAATAAAAAAGGTGCTTTATCTGTTGATACCTACAATAAAATGATTGATCCAGAAAGTGAGGAATATCAAATGAGTGAAGAACCCCAAGCTGAATATGAAATTTTCTATTCAGAGGACGGAGTAAAGAAAGTACGAACTGCCGGCGGTAATGTATACCCACACGGAACGCCAGAATATACAAAAGTCACTGGTGAATCTTCGACAAATGGTGGATTGCAAATTGCAATGCGTCCACTTCCGGCACTTAGTATTATGCGAATTGAGTTTCCAGAAATAATTATTAATGAACTTAATGAACACATTGATAATGAAATTATTTCAAAGAGTAAAAGTCGTGCAGATGGCTTAGTTGGTCAATTAAAGAATAGTAATAAATCTGCACAATTGGATTTTCCATTTGATACTGAAGTTGGAGAACAAATTCAAACAGTTTTCAATCAGATCGGTACAACTTATCTTAATCAATTGAACAGAGATGCGAATGCTCAAGTAACACAGTGTTGGACTAACCATGCATATGCGGGTGACTATAATCCGTTCCATGATCACGGTGTACAAACTATTGCTGGCCTCTCTGGTTTTCTATGGTTGAAAGTTCCACAGTGCATTAAAGATACACCTGATGTTCCCGAAATTAAAAATGCCTCTGGTGGTGTTGATGGATGGACTCATCTGTGTTGGGGTGTTAACACAATGCGTGATTTAATGCAGCTGCGTCCTCAAACAGAGGATTATGTGAAACCAACTGAAGGTTGCATGTTGGTGTTTCCACAGTGGCTGAAACATCAAGTGATGCCATTCTTTGGCGAAGGTGAGAGGCGTTCAATTGCAATGAACTGGAATGTTCATGACAGTGAAGATGAACGTAAGAAATATATGTCAGACCGTGAGGCAAGTTTATATGATGAACAAAAAGCAAAAGAAGAGTCCTAATTACAAATACAATGAAGGAGAAATTCTTCAAGGACTAAAAGAATACATTGACTCCACTTATGATGGGCACTACAGCAAGAATGCATTTCAAGCTACAGAGTTCATCATAGATGGTGGTCATGGCGAAGGTTTCTGTATCGGTAACATTATGAAATATGCACAACGATACGGAAAAAAGAATGGCAAGAACAAAAGTGACTTGCTAAAAGTGATACACTATGGTATCATAGCCCTTTATATCAATGAGATGGAGAATCTAAATAATGAAACTAAGTGATAACACGGTATCTGTATTGAAGAACTATTCTACAATCAATCAGAACCTTATGATTAATTCTGGCTCAACATTGCGAACTATATCAGCGATGAATAATATCATTGCTACTGCAAATGTTGAAGAGAATTTTGAAAAGTCTGTTGGAATTTATGACTTGAATGAATTTTTGGCTGCGATGTCATTATTCGACAGTCCCGAATTGGACTTTCAAAATGATTTTGTAATGATGGGAAATGAAGGCTCTCGAAAGTCTCTTAAATATTGGTACAGTGATCCGTCAGTTGTAACAACTGTAAAAAGAGAAATCACAATGCCAAGTACGGATGTGACCTTTACCTTAACAGGCGAAGACTTGTCTAATGTAACTAAAGCTGCAGCAGTAATTGGTGCCCCAGACATGGTTTTAGAAAACGGTAGTCTTCGAGTCACAGACAAAAAGAATGATACTGCCAATCATTTTTCTATGAGTGTAATGGAAAATACTGAAGCTTCAGACTATAAATTCTGGTTCAAAGTTGAGAACTTGAAACTGCTGCCTGGGACATATGATGTTTCAGTAAGTGCTCAAAAGATTTCTCATTTCAAAAACACTAACGTGGATATTGAATACTTTATTGCCCTTGAACCAGAATCATATTATGGTAAGTAAGGGGAAATTTATATTATGGAAGAATTTTTGTGGGTGGAGAAATACCGTCCAAGTGATGTTCAATCGTGCGTACTACCTAAACAACTAAAGAAAACCTTGCAAGAGTTTGTTGCTGCAGGCAACATTCCTAATGTAACATTCTCTGGAGGGCCTGGTGTAGGAAAGACCACAGCTGCTAAAGCAGTGCTTGATGAGTTGGGTTTAACCTATATGATGGTCAATGGTTCTGAGGAGTCAGGTATTGATGTTCTCAGAACCAAGATCAAGAACTTTGCTTCCACTGTGTCATTACATGGTGGTCGCAAATACTTGATTCTGGATGAGGCAGATTATCTAAATCCTCAATCAACTCAGCCTGCATTGCGTGGGTTCATCGAAGAGTTCAGTGCAAACTGTGGATTTATTCTCACATGTAATTATGTGAATAGAATTATCCCAGCACTTATCTCAAGATGCCCAACGTATGACTTCTCTATTCCAAAGGACGAGAAACAAGAACTTGCTGGTGAGTTTTTCAAACGTTCTTTACAAATTCTTAAAGATGAGAATATTGAATTTGAAACTAAGGCTGTTGCAGCGTTGGTTCAAAAACATTTTCCCGACTGGCGTAGAGTTCTAAATGAATTACAAAGATATTCTGTTTCTGGTAAAATAGACGCTGGTATCTTGGTAAATATATCAAGTGATAATATAAAAGACCTAATGGGTCATATGAAACAAAAGGAATTTACTAATGTCCGTAAATGGGTTGTTAACAATCTTGACAATGATCCCACTCGCTTGTTCCGTTCTCTTTACGACAACCTGTACGATTATGTGGATGGCTCTTGTATTCCCCATATTGTTGTTATACTCGGCGAGTATCAATATAAAGCAGCGTTTGTTGCCGATCAAGAAATCAACACGCTTGCTTGTCTAACGGAGATTATGGCCAGGGGAAAATTCAAATGAATGAATATGAAGAACTTGGAATTGATGACAAAATTGATCCTATAAATAGTAAATCAAAAATACACGTTTATGATAATGTTCTAGCTCCACACGATGCAGTAATGGTGAACGATATGGTTTCTGATCAAGAGTTTATGTGGCAGTATCAACATAAATCTGATAATACACAGGAAATATATCATTGGCATCGACTTGCTGGTAAAACAGAAAAAGAAATTGATGAAAATGGTTTTGGGTGGTTGATTCCAATGTGGAACCATTTTATGCATAAATATAATTTTAAAGATGTTTATGATATAAGTACTTTTCGTAGAATTTATTTCAATGCACATACTTGTGGAGTAGAACCTAGGCCTCATGTAGATGATGGTGACTTTACCATGATATATTATCCATTGATGGATTGGAATCAATATCATGATGGTGGTGGAACTGTTATTTGGACTGATCATATTGGGCGAAACCATGCACTCCCAAAACAAATTGAAAAACATGTTCCTTACGCTGGAAATAGATTGATAGTGTTTCCCGCAAAAAGGCTGCATCAAGCTATGCCGGTATCTAAAACAACCTTTAAACTAAGAATTTGTATTGTATTTAAATGTTATTTGTCGGGAGCTAAAGATGAATAGAAAGATTGAGTATTTAATTGAACTAGGAGCTGATAAAGTCCCACATAGTGATGGGACTTTACTTGAACATCTAATCGGTGTTCATGATATCCTTAGTAGTAATGGAGCTCCTCAATATGTTTGTGATGCTGGGTTATATCATTCCATCTATGGGACGTTTGTTTTCAAACACCAAACTACAAAAGACCGTGATAAAGTTAGAGAAGTCATTGGTTATGATGCTGAAAGATTAGTTAATGAGTTTTGTCTCTTACAAAGCCCAAGAAAGTATTTTATCGGTGAGTTACAAGATGGGGACTTACGAAGATATTTGACTCTTTTAAATGATGCAAATCATATAGAACAAAGCAATCGTCCAACACCCGAAATGTCTATGGAAGAAGCATACGGCCACATAGGTTTTGATAGTGGAAGAAATATATGAGTGTGTGGGTATTCGATGATGCATTGTCTAGTGAAGATGCGAAACGTGTAGAAACGGTTGTTAAGAAGACTCGGTGGCGTGCTGCTAGGGGTCGAAGTTGTTCTCCTGCTCGATATTATCCACTTGAACTTGAAAAGGGTTTAAAATTTGGTGATTGGGAACAACAAGAGGCTCCTAATCTTCACTACGTCACCAAGTTCTCTATAAAAGACTCTTTCATGATTCAGTTATTTAATGGTTTAGTTGATAAATGTGATCTTGATAAAATTGGTGTTGAAGAAATAGGTGATTGTTATATCGCTGGACATAAACACGGTGACTCTCCACACATTCATCCAGATTCAAATTTTGGAAATATGACTCTACTCTATTATCCAATCTTGGATTGGGATGAAAAGAAGTGGGGCGGCGGCACTACAATTTGGAACAATGAAGATGATATTTCTGTGGATGAAATTGATACATTGGAAGTTTTAAAACACGCTACATACAAAGGAAATAGACTTGTAGTTTTTGATGCTGATCATTGGCACAGGGCTGAACCAGTTGCAAGAATTTGCAAAGAGATGAGATATGTTGTAGTTTTTAAATCAATTGCTGATGGTGGTAATACTGAAAGGTTGAATTATTATGACAATTGAAGTTTTTGATAATGTGTTTGCAGAAGATGATGCTCAAATTATTCATGACACGATGTCCGAAAAATCATTTTCTTGGCACTATTACCATAAATCTGATAAAAAGGACGACATATATCACTGGCACAAGCTTGGTGGGCATAATGAAAAAGAGTTATTAAAAAATGGATTTGATTGGGTAATACCAATGTGGCACCACATCATGTATAAATGTGAACTTGATGATATATATGGAATAAATACCTTTCGTAGAATATATTTTAATGCTCACACATACGGTATAGAACCACTGCCTCATGTAGATGATGGTGACTTTACCATGATATATTATCCTGACATGAAGTGGAGAAAAGATTGGGGTGGTGGAACAGTAATATGGAATGAAGATACTACAGAAATTGAAAAACATGTAGCTTATACTGGTAATAGATTAATGATATTTCCAGCAAAAAGATTGCATCAAGCATTGCCAATTAACTTAGACTGTTATCGTTTAAGAACCTGTATGGTTTTCAAAGTTCATTTGGATGCCCCTGATGGCCGACTTGAGTTCTATAAAAATAATGAGGAAGCTTCTTAATTATGTACGAATTGAAAGATTACCTAAAAGCAATTAACCAAACAAAAGAACCTTTGTTGGATAGTGAGGATGAAACGTGGGAAAAGAAGTATCCACCTTTTGTTGTTAATAAATGTCTCATGCCATTTCAAGATACTATATTGTTTGTTAATGAGATAAACCAACTACCAAATATAGATAAGAAGTTACAATTTGACTTTTTCCTAAATAGTCTAAGACCAAGGAAACGTTTTAGTCCTTGGGCGAAGGCGACGAAATTAGAGAATCTTGAGTATGTAAAAGAGTATTATGGGTATAATAATGAAAAGGCTAAGGCCGCTCTTGATGTACTAGATGATGAACAAATTTCTGCCATAAAACAAAGAACAAATAAAGGTGGAAGAAATGGAAAAGGTTAGTTGGTCACAAGACAAAATGTTGGAAGTTCGTCTAAAAGAACCAGACGATTTTCTTAAAGTTAGAGAGACGCTATCACGAATTGGAGTAGCTTCTAGAAAAGAAAAGAAACTATATCAATCCTGTCATATTTTGCATAAACAAGGTAGATATTATATTGTACATTTCAAAGAGCTCTTTGCTTTGGATGGAAAAGGTACAAATTTATCTGAGAATGATATTGCAAGAAGAAATACAATCGTAAATCTTTTAGAAGATTGGGGATTAGTTGAAGTTGAGGGAGAAACAGAACCGTCTGCTCCTTTGAGTCAAATTAAAGTCATCTCATTTAAAGAAAAAAGTGAGTGGTTACTAGAGACAAAATATAATATTGGTAAAAAACGGGAATAGTATCTTGGAAAACTTTAAGTCTTTTATAGCTGAGGAAGTTATACCTGATAAGATAACAGTTCTTATCTTAACTAATTCAAAAGCAAAGAAACCAGAAATTGTTACTGGTATGCTATTAAAGGCGTGTGCAGATTTAGGGTTGCCTTGTTATACGGTGGTGACAACTGAAGCTTGGGTATCAGATAATGATATCGAAAAGGGAACGGTTGCTATTAAAAATTATGATGGGGAAGAAAAAGATATTGTAGTCGAAACTGCTACTACAGTTGTTTTCGTTAGAGCTGGTGTTCTACAAGATGAGATTGGTCTTGCGTTACTAGGCACACTGCAAAATTCTGGTTGCATGATGATCAATGATCGTGATGGCATGGCAACATGTGATAAT